GGGCGGCGCACTCCTGGTGCTGCTCGCGCTGGCGGACACCGCCGACGAGCACGGGATCTGCTGGCCGAAAATCGCCACGATTGCCGCGCGCGCGCGTTTGAAGCGGCGACAGACCATCATCGTGCTCCAGCAGCTCCAGCGCGACGGGGCCATCTTGCGCACACGAGGAGGTGGACGCGGACATCCGAACGCCTGCGCGGTGATTGTCGGCATGACCGACGCCCAGATCGCCCAGACGACAGCCATCCTGATCGCACAACACGGCGAGTTGCTTCCCTTGAACGCGGCGCAAAACAGTGCAGATACTGCACCCTTTGATGACGAAAACAGTGCAGATACTGCACCCTTTGATGACAGAAAGGGTGCATTTTGCGACACAGAAAGGGTGCATTTTGCGACACAGAAAGGGTGCATTTTGCGACATGTGGATAACGTGTCGTTTGACGCATCTGAACGCCGCGAAACGCCCCAAACGCGCGTAATGATCCGTCATGGTGATCCGTCATGGGATCCACCAGAAGATCTACCACCACCACCGGATCGTGATCGGACTGAGTCAGTGGGTGGTGGTGGTGGTGTCGATGCAGAACCGGATAGCGACGACGACCAAGCGAGCCTCAACCAGTTTCTGATCGAAACCGTGGGGCTCGAATCTGCCGCGCGGCGGCGCACGCTGCTGGCCGCGTTTGCCCGTGCCGGTACGACGCTGGCCGCGCTGGCCGCGAGCTGGGAGCGGCTGCGCGGGGGTGGGGCTGGGCCAGGAGCCGCCGCCACGATTTGGGCCGAGACGCCGCCCAGAGCCCGAGACCCTGCCCGCGCCTCGCCCACGACCGTGCCCTTTCGGCACGACGACCCAGAGACCCGCGCCATGCTCGACCGCTGGGGCATGCGTCGCGGCAGTGATACCAGCGATCTGGAGGATCTATGACCCCCGAAGAACTCCGCGAAATGTTCGCGAAGGAGCAGCCCGCCACCGATGCGGAGGCGGCTGAGACATGCGAACGTATCCGCACTGACCCCGACGAGGCCCGCACGATGCTGCTGGTGCTCTACAGCATCGCAAACACCGACCCGGCGTTTATGACCGTCCTGCACCGGGTGCTGTTTGCCGCTACGATGGAGCTCCTGCATCGCGCCACGCTTGCCGATGATGTGTTCGCGCTCAAAATCGGCGTGCTGATCACCGAGGCGATGGACGATGTAGCGACGGCAGGGCGCACACGCCCCACGGTGTCGCGCGGCAAGCCCGCCAAAACAACACGGAGCGCGTGATGAGTTACCAACTCACGGCACCGGGCTACGAGCCCGCCGCGTTCGACTTCGTCGGCGATACGGTGCTGCTGATGTGGCAGGAAGGGGGGCACGTCCGCCGGATCTTTCTCCCGCAGGCCATTGCCTTCGCGCTGGCGGGTGGTCTGGTCGGACTGCTGCGCGCGCAGGAGCAGCAGCCAGGCCCGGCACTCCTCCGCGATCTGCTCGACGGCCCGCGCCTGGACGGCCCGGACAACGCGCAGTGACGACGACGCGCCATACCCTGCCCGCCCTCTGGCGGACACTGCTGCACAACGCCCGGCGCACGGGCCAGAAGCGCCAGATGGATTTACGCGGCGGCGCGCGGCTGGGCGTCCGGGTGCGGGACGGCTGGATTATTTTGACCATTGCCCGCAAGGACAAGCCGGTTGGGGATACCGAACTGGGCACGTTCCGCCGGATCTGCGGCGTCCCAGCGACCGCCGACCGTCGCCCGCCGCACAGCCAGGCCGTCCTGGTCGACGAGGCGGGAACGACCTGGCAGTACCTGATTTACGTGTGGGAGGATCGACCCGATGACACCTGCAATCACGAAGCCACGCAAACCGAAGCCGACGGCATTCCCGACGACGACTCCGCCGCTGCCTGACGATTTGCCAGGCTGGCGCTGGCAGCAGCACCCGGCTGGCACGGCAGAGCACGCGCTCACCAACGGCCAGTACACGACGAAGTATTACCTCGTGCTCGACGAGCGACCCTTCGCGGAAGCGCGACGCTGGCTGAAGAGCCTGCCTAAGCCGAAGGCACCGCAGATCGCCAGTGCCGACGAGGCGACGGCCGCGCTGGTGGTGGCGGGCTACACGGTCGCGACCGACGACGACGAGATGCCAATCTGGGATATTCGACACACCGCGTGGGCCGACGAGCTGCACTGCGTCGGCCTGCTCGACTACCTGGCGACCGCACAAGCTGTGCTGGCTGCGCCCGCAGGCACCCTGCCCGCCGCCATCGTGGCGCAGCTCGACACGCCACCGCCCGCCGACGATACCGGACTGTTGGGCGAGCTGCTCGGCACGACGCCCCAGGCCAGCGCGGCCGCGCCGACTCTGCCCGCCGACGTGGCCGAGCAGCTGGCCGCGCTGGGGATGATCGTCACCTGGCACCCCGCCGACGACGAGGCCGCAGGCTGGGCGATGATGTGGCCCGGCGAGTCGGAGGTGTACCGCGAGCGTTTTGACGCTGGCGAGATTCGCGACTGGCTCCGCGAAGAAGAGCTCTGGCAGGAGCAGCCGATCCGCACGCTGCTCGACGCCTGGCAGTGGGAGCATGGGTCGCCGAACGACGGCAAGCGACGGCTGGTCTCTGGCGACGAGGCCACGGGCTGGTACCACGCCCACGCTCAGGCTGCCTATGAGGCGCTGGCGCGCATGGCCGATTGGGTGCCGTTCACACCTGAGGCGACGACACCCGCGCGGCCGCCCCACGCCATCACGAGCGAGCCGGAGATCACCTTCACTGAGGAGCAGCTCACCCGCATCGCCGACGCGATGACCGGCGACGACGCACCCCTGCCACCGCGTGGCACGTCGGATGCGTGCGGTGTGTACGACCGCGCGACCTACGAGGAATACGAGACGGTCGCGCCCAACAAGATCGTGGCCAGCCGCTTCCAACCGCGCACGACCTTCGACGACGCGGCCCTGGCCGAGCTCGCCGAGAACATCGGCATCCACGGCGTGCAGACTCCGCTGCTGGTGTTTGTCAACGACGACGGCGACCTCGAGCTGATTGCGGGCGAGCGCCGCTGGCGGGCCGCGCAGATCGCAGGCGTGGCACATCTCCCCGTGCGGATACTCGAAGGCACACTGGCCACCTTCCACGAGCTGGCGGTCTTCGACAATTTGCAGCGCGAGAACCTCAGCCCCGTCGAGGAGGGTAAGGCCTTCGAGCGCATGGCGTCGGAGCTCGGCTACTCCGAGAGTGAGATTAGCCGCCGCGTCGGCAAGGCGCGGGCCTACGTGCAGCAGCGCCGCGCCCTGGCCAAGGCCACGCCTGCCCTGGCTGAGGCAGTGACGTCGGGGGCCCTGACCTTCAGTCAGGCGCGGGGACTCATCGACGGTTCCGGTGGCGACGAGACGGCCCAGGCCCGCGCGCTCAAGACCGTGCTCCACCAGGTCACGAGCGGCGTACGGATGCCGGAGGCGGAGGCCAAGCGCACCGCCGAGGTTGAGCTCTTCACCCACCTCAAGGCCAGTTTAACTGCGTTGGGCTGGATAACATCTGGCATGAATGGCGGGTTGGTTGTCTGGGGCGGCAGCGAGAAGCCCGCACCCTGGACCGCCGCTGTATTGGCAGCAGCGGTGCGCGAGGGAAGGCGACCCCAGGGCGAGCCGCCCGCGCCCGTGCTGCTCTCCCGTATCCAGCACGGCATCCTGCAATGCCACGGCTACTTCGTACGCGAGACGATGCAGCCGTGGACGGTACTCAGTCGGGACAACGAGCTCGTCGCCCTCGGCCCCGACGAGGTGATCCCCTTCCTGGCCGCACTTGATGCCGAGTGGGCAGCTATCCAGGCCCGCTACACGGCCAAGGGCTGGACGATCACCCACAACGGCGGCAATCAGTTCAAGGCCACCAGCAGCCAGGGCCACACCGATTATCCGTGGGCACTGAAGGGCGTGCTGGGCCTCCTGGCCATGATCGAGGCGGGCACGGTAAGCCCGCACCAGGCGGCGTCACCCACGGTGCGCACGTCTGGTGCGACGGTCATCTGCGCCCGTTGCCAAACCAAGACGCCCGACGACTACAACAAGCGCCGCTATATCCAGGGGCACTACTACTGCCTGCCCTGCGCTGACCTGATCCAGGCCGAGGAGCAGGTGATCGTCACCCGTCGTCGTGAGGCGCTGACCAGTCGCCACGGTGCTGCGATCAGCCAGATCCCGCGCGCGTTGCGGGAGCTGATCCTCTTTAAGTGCATCAGCTACCAGCAGCACGCCTACATCGACGCGACCGACCGACTGGATGACGAGGTAGGGGCGCTGGCCACGCTCGACGACGCGACCCTGACCCGCGCGCTGGGCTGGGTGCTGGTCGATGCGATCACCGACGACGCCGGCGGCAACCATTGGGCGCCTGCGCTGCTAGGAGAGGTGCTACCCGGTGGCACTGAGGAGGAGGAAGACGAGGAAGACGAGGACTCGGTCACAGACGACGACGAGTAGGCTACGCTAGTGCCGGGCGGCGGCTGTGACCCCGCCCCCGGCCGGCCCTGACCACGAGTTCAAGGCGATTCAGTATCGCACGAAAGGGAACACCTGTGAAGTACACTGACCAGCCCGCGCCCGCCTCAAATTGGTTCGCTGACCTTATGACGGTCGTCGCCTGGGCCCTCGCTGCCCTGGCCGTCGCCGCCCTCGTCTGGTTCATTGCCCGTCCCACCCTGCCCGCCGCATCGACGTCCGTGCCCCAGGCTCAGCCCACGGCTGCACCCTGGCCGACTGCTGCCCCGGCAGCGCAGCCCACAAGCCGCCCCCAGGCCGCGCCCGCACAGTCGGCACCGCAAGCCGCACCCGTGGTGAGCGCCCCAGCTCCCCAAGCCCCGGCTGCGCCCGCGCTCGACCCGGCTGCCGACGGCTACGGCCCCGGCAACGCGGAGACGATCAACGCCGCGACGTGGGACGGGCAGTTGCTCGCGCCTGGTGCCGAGCAGCCCGCGCCCGACTGGATTGTCGGCGAGCCGGGGTCATTCCCGACGCCTGGTGCCGAGCAGCCCGCGCCCGACTGGATTGTCGGCGAGCCGGGGTCATTCCCGACGCCTGTGCCGGTATACGACAACCGCTGCGGCGGCGACAACCCGCCGCTCCAGTGCCTGCCACAAAACTAGGATGAACAGCCCTGCCGCGCCGCTCGGCATTCTGATCGGCGTACTGATCGCCGTGCTGATTTTGACCGGCCGCATCCCTGGCGTGCCTGCGCTCGCGCCGCAGACTGGTGCCGCCCCGACGCCTGCCACGCCTGCACTCTCGGGCGTGGTGGCGCTGGTCGAGCTGGTGGCGAGCCAGACCGTCGACGGCACGCACATCACGGGTGCGCTCACCAACGGCACGATCTACGTCGTGCCGTTCACCGGGCCGGAGATTGCAATCAAGGCAGGAACGGAGATCTACGAGCTGAACGCGGACAAGGCTGTGACGGTGCAGCCGGGGGGCCGCGCGCCGATTGATTTCCGACTCCCGCCCATTACCCCTGGTACACCCATTGTCGTGAGCCTGACCCTGCCCGGCCTTGCGCCGGTGGATTATGCCGTATCGTGGCGCTAGCCACACTGAAAGGATAAGACGATGCTTCGCCTCCCTCTCGTCGCGGAAGGCCCCAACCCCGCCGCTACGCGCGCCCTTGCCCAGCCCATCGGCTACGGCCTCAACATTGGCCACGGCCACGTCAAAGCCGTGCGTCTCACGCCCAGCCAGGAGACCGCGATCTGCTTCCCGGCCCAGCTCGCGTCCGCCCCGCCGCTCGTCGAAGGCGCTGCGGCGGATCGACCGCGCACCGTGGTCGATGGCCAGGCGTTCTACGTGGGGCGGCACGCCGGTCGCCACGGCCGCACCATTCCGGCCCAGCAGCGTCTGGCTGACCCGCTCTTCGTGCCGGTGCTGGCCTCCGCTGCCCTCGACGAGCTCGAAGACCTGGGAAGCGTCGAGCCGGGCTACTGCGTGACGGGCCTCCCTGCCACCTGGATGCAGCCGCAGCGGTGTGCGGCACTCGCCAGCCACATCCGCAGCGTCGCGGGCGATCAGTTCACGAAGGTGCGCGTCATCCCTGAGCCGCTCGGCCCGATCCACGCCGCGACGCTCGACAACGACGGCCACTTCGATGGCGACGGCTGCTTCCTCGACGGCACCATCCTGATCGTCGATTGGGGCTTCTACACCCTCGATTGGGTGCTCGTCGAGCGCCTGGTACCTGACCCCGCAAGCGCGGGCACGGCGAGCACGGGCATGTCCGTGGCGCTCGATCAGATCCGTCAGCACATCCAGGCCGTCTTCGACCGGCCCTTCACCCTCCACGAGACGGAGAGCGCCGTGCGGACGGGCTACATCGGGGCCGCTGGGCAGGTCCATCAGCTGCCCGTGGGCTGGGACGCGCCGATTGTGGCGCTCGCACGGGAGGGTATTGGCCGCCTGGTCGAGGCGGTCGGCACGGCCAGCCACGTCGATGCGGTGCTGCTCGCTGGTGGCACCGTGGCTGATGAGCGCGTGCAGGAGTATCTGATCTGCCAGTACCCCCACGCCGTGATCAGCGAGGCCCCCCAGCTGGCCGTAGCGCGCGGCATGGCCCGCCTGGCGGTGCGCTATGCGCGAGGCCTGGCGTGAGGCGCGGACTAGCTTACGGCGTGCCGCTGGCCCTGCTCTTGTGGCTCCTGATTGGGCTGGCGGTCTGGGGGTTTCTGCGATGAGCTACGACGATGTCTATCAGCGGCTCGACGCCCTGATTGTGCAGGTCGAGCAGCTCCAGCAGGAGCGTGACGCGCTGGTGATCGAGTATGCCACACTCAAGCACCTTGCCCGCGAGGTGCTTACTCGTCACGATGATGGCCGCGACGACATTGCTGCATTGAACGCGCTGCACAATCTGATCGGGCCAGTCGATCAGCCTGCCGTGCCTGAGGTGTTCGGGCCATTCCGCACCGACGAGTCGCCATCCCCGGCTCCGCTCGTGCATCAGGTGCCTACGCCCGCGCCGGTTGTCGAGGCAGTCAGCGTCATCGCGGCACACCTGCGCGACACAGGCCGCGTTGAGGCTATCGTCTCACCAAACGGCGGCGCGGCGTTTCGGCTGACGCAGTGGCACAAAGAATACAACAAGATACTTACCGCCTACCACCAAGCGCTTGATGCAGCGCCGCCCCTTCGCGCCGAAGTCGCGCAGCTCCAGCAGGAGCGTGACGCGCTCCAGGCGCTCGCCGAGGCGCTAGCCGCCGCCGCGCGGGAGCAGCTGGATCTCCTGGCGGCGAAGTACGTCCCCGCGTTGGCCGATCTGGCCGACGCAGTCGCGGCCTACGAGGAGCTGCGAGGCCACCTATGAACACCCGCGCGACGTTCCGCTGCACGCCCGAGCTGATCGAGCTCCTCGACCGCTTGGGCGATCGCTCAGACGTCATCCGGGCCGCGCTGCTCGTCGCGCTGGCCGAGACCGGCCACCCGGTGGCGGCGCTGCTCCGCAATCTCGACCTGGGCGGGATAGCCGATCCCGCTCTGCGCGCTCGCGCCGCGCGGTTGGCTGACATTCGTTCGACAGTTGTCCGACAAACGTCCGACATCATGCCCCTGGCTCCCGTTGCGCCCGTTGCAACGGGCTGGGGGGCGGGAGAGGAGTTCTAATATGCCGGTACGAAGTTACACCCTCGACGAGCGCGGCCACCGGGTGGCAGATACGAAGACGAAGAAGGAAGGTGCCGCGCTCACGCCCGCGCTGCGCCTGGCCCTGATCGCCGTCGGCGTCCTGGGGCTCGCGCTGTTCGTGCCGCAGTGGGTGGTGGGTGCCTATCTCACCCTGCGCGGCTGGTACGTCGCACTGAGTCTGGTGTTGTGGTACATCGGGTCGAGTTGGCAGGTGCCGGTCGCAAGTGGCGACTCGGTGCTGCTGGTGGTGCTGGGTGTCGGCCTGGCCTACAGCCTGGTCGAGGTCTTCTTGCGCCCCGGCAAGCGCCTGTTCCAGCGCATGACGCGCGCGGGCCTCTCGCCCGGCCTGATCGTGGCGGCGCTGCTGGTGTGGCTCTTGGTGTTTGCCACGGATCTGGGCACGACGCTCTTGGGCATCGTGTATCCGGGCGATCAGGTCTGGCCGCTCGTGGCGCAAATCGCGGCCAGCGCCCCCTATGCGATCGCGCTCACCGCATGGGTGACAATCATCCCCGAGCTTGTTATACTAGGGGCATGCCGGTTGATTGCACGCGGTATTCGCCCCTGAGTTGACGGAGGGCAGGATGGAACACTTCACGATGGGCATGGTCTGGATGACCCTGGCGGCGCTGGGCCTGATCGTCGTCGTCGGGCTCGTCTGGGATGAGCGCGAGCTGATCGCGCGTGGAGTCCGCGCCATCCTGCCGCACACCTCCGACCTCCTCACGACACTTATGTCACCCTGGCGGGTGCCGCCAGACGACGACGCAACCAACGACGATCCGGCGTTTTGGCCGGATGCAACAATTGCAGCAACGGGCGTTGCGCCCATTGCAATGCCGAATTCCGACCGCAACGCGTTGTTGGCACGCAACGACGACGACGCGGTGTTTGCGGCCAAGATCGAGGCGTTGGTCGACGCGCTGGCAGCGGGTCAGGGCAAGCAGACCGACCTGATCAAGGCGATCTTCAAGGTCAACCCCAGTGGTACCAGCGAGCGCTACAAGCGCATCGTCGAGGCGGTCAAGGCCGAGCAGTCCCGCCGTGTGGCTCATACGACGCCCATCGCGCAGCGCCCCACGACGGCCCGCTTCTAAGCCCCCCTTCCAAAATACCAACGCCCCTGGTTCTTCGACTGAGAACCAGGGGCGTTTCGTTGCCTGCCACCGAGTGGCGGGTGGCTACTGCGCGCGCGCGACGCGCCAGGGCGTGATCATGGTGCGCGCGAGCCCGCCTGCGAAGGTGGCCGTGATTTGCACATCGAAGCTGCCCGCCGTGCCGACGTCGAGCACGCCATAGGCCCAGCGAAAGATCCCGGCTGGGCCATCGACGACGGTGAGGGTGCCGTCGATGGCGCGCGTGGTGGTTCCGTCGTTGATCGTGCCGGCCAGCGTCGCGCCGGTGAGGTTGAGCGGCGTGCGATCGGCGAGCAGCCAGGTGACAACCTGGTCGGGCAGGCGTGCGCCCTGGATGGCGATGCCGAGTGTCATTATCGCTCCTGACTCTGGACGCGGCCCGTGCGGGCTGCGCCGCTGATTGTGCCGCTGCGGGCTGCGCCGCTGATTGTGCCGGTCGCCACGGCCTCGGCCACGAGCGCCAGGCTGTAGGCCGCTGCCGGGGCTGCCGCGAGGCTTGGGGAGAGGGCCTGGGCAATGCTTGTACTGAGCGCCACCCCGTAGGCGGTCGCGGGCGCTGCTGCAAGGCCTGGGGCGATAGTAACCACACCAGGGGCCAGCGTGGGCACGTAGGCCACTGCTGGGCTGCTTGCCAGGGCGGGAGTAATCGTCGCCGCCCCGAGTGCCAGCGCCACCCCGTAGGCGGTCGCTGGCGCTGCTGCGAGGCCTGGCTGTACCGCAACCGCGCCAGGGGCCAGCGTGGGGCTGTAGGCGGTCGCTGCTGTCGTCGCACGGCCTGGCTGGATCGTAGCCGTGCTGGTCAGCGTCGGCGCGTAGGCGGTGGTGCTGGTGGCCGCGCGCGCGGGCTGTACCGCAACCACACCGGGGGCCAGCGTGGGGCTGTAGGCCGCTGCTGGGCTGCTTGCGCGGGCGGGGACGATCACGCCCGCGCCGTAGACACTCGGGCTGTAGGCGACTGCTGGGGCGCTTGCCAGGGCTGGTTGTACCGCAACCGCGCCAGGCACCAGGGATGGGCTGTAGGCCGTGGCGGGAGTTGCTGCAGCAGCAGGCGAGACGGCCACGGCACCCGGAGCCAGCGTGGGCACGTAGGCGGTTGCTGCCGACGTGGCGCGCGCGGGCTGCACCGTCGCAGCTCCAGACGCGAGCGTCGGCGCGTAGGCGGTTGCGGGGGCTGCTGCGAGGCCGGGCTGTACCGCAACCACACCGGGAGCCAGCGTCGGGCTGTAGGCCGCTGCTGGGCTGCTTGCGCGGGCCGGGGCTACGGTGATGACGTTCGCAAGCGTCGGACTGTAGGCCGTGGCGGGAGCTGCTGCAGCAGCAGGCGAGACGGCCACGGCACCAGGGGTCAGTGTTGGGCTGTAGGCAACTGCGGGAGCTGCTGCACGTCCCGGCTGTACTGCCACTGACCCAGGGGCCAGCGTTGGGGCGTAGGCCGTCGCTGGGGCGCTGGCCAGACCGGGCGTGACGGTCTGTGCGCCCGCGCTTCCTGTGACGGTCACGCTATAGGCGACAGCGGGAGCTGCTGCAGCAGCAGGCGCGACAATCCACGACGGCACGGTCGGATTGGCCTCGTCGGTGAGGGAGCCCGTTGCCGTCCAGTGGCGGGCATTGCCGCTGGCGTCGTTGACGCGCGTCGTGCCGGTGTCAACCATCGGCCACCAGGCATACAGGCTCGTCGTGATGATGGGCTGATAGTACAGCCGCTCGGTCGCGATTTCGCCCGCCGTGAACGCGCGCGCCCACGCCTTCATTCCGGCGATGCGCCCGTCCATATGATCGCCCGGCGTGCCCGCGCCCCAGGCACCGCTCAGCATAGCCTGGGTCGCACTACGCCCTGACGTGGCCTGCGTCACGCTCAGGATCTGCGTGCCATCAAGAAACAGCGCCAGTGTGTTCCCACTGCGCACCATCGCGACATGGATCCAGGTGGTTGCGCTACGGCTGGCCGTCTCCTGTGCCGACGCCTCAGTTCCCGCGCTGTTTGTGCTGCCCAAAAACAGGTGCGGTGCGTTGAACTCGCAGTAGTCTGCTGAGGTATCGCCCGTTGAGCGCCCGAACCAGAAAATACTCTTCCACCCGGTCACAGAGATCGGGTACACCCAGGCCATGATCGTATAGTCGGCGTTGGCCGACAAGAGATCGGTGGTACGACTCAGCCGTTGACTGGATGCGGCGGTAAGGCGGATAGCCATCGGTGTCCTACGTCAGCGCGAAGATACCACTGGCCGACCACTGGATCGTCACATCGCCGCCGTTCGGCGTGAGCGTGAGGCCGTCGTGGTAGCTCAGCAGGGTCGAGCTGCTCGACACACCCGAGTCGATGTAGACGATCACCGCCTCGACCGTCGCACCGGTCACACCGCTAATGGTGATGTCGGCGGCGTCGAACACACCGCTTGTGACCGTCTTTGAGGCCAGGTTGCCCGACGTGCCGACGACGCCGGTGACGTCGTTCAGGAAGTCGTGCGCCGCCGAATAGGTATAGGTGCCAGTATCGATCAGGGCCGCCTTGACGTTCGCGGTGGCGAGATTGATGCCAGGCGAGAGCATGGCTTCCTTGGCTTTGGGGTAGACAACGACTGCCATTGTGAGTCTCCTTCTGTGTGCGTGTTATCCGACTCGTACTGCTGAGAACGTCGTGCCGCGCAGCGACCCGCCGTACACGGTTTTCGACGCGCTGCACTCGTGATAGGCGTACAGCTCCAGGTAATCGGTCGATCCATTCATCGCGAGCAAGCCGGTCACGAGCGTGCCGTGATCGCCCGTGCCGCTGGTGATGGTGGTACCAGAGAGCACGCGCGTGCCATTTTTGTAAATGGCCGCGAGCAGGAGTTTCTGATCCTCCAGGCTCGCAGTCCATCCCAGGCGCGCGATCACCTGGTACGTCCCTGCGACGAGCGGGGTAAAGCGTCCGGTGCTCGTCGAGTAGGCGCTCGTCGCGTCGAAATCCTCCGACGCACAGACAATCTTTGTGAACGTGGACGCACTGATCGTGGCGTTGCTGCCGAGATAGGCGCTGAACGATGGATGGTTCGTGACGGTGAGGCTTCCGCCAATGGTTGCATCGCCGACGATGTGTGCATCAGAGTTCGCAGTGAGATTCCCGCCGCTGACGGTGAGCGGGTTGTTGATCGTCGTGAGTGTTGTCGTGATGGTCAGTCGGGGGACGGCGTTGAGCAACACGCGCATCTGCCCTATGGTGGATGACGATCGCTCAATCGTTATCGCGAATGCATCATCGAAGGGGTAGTTCAGATCGGTCGGATCGGCCATGAGGTAGGCCGCGCCGTCCGTGGCCGAGCCGGTGCCGTAGAGCACGGCCGTCACGTTGCCATCCGACTCCCATCGCGGTCCGCGCCGTTTTGGCTCAGATCCCACATAGATGCTGTTGAAGAGCTGCCCGACGCTATCCAGCACCATCGCCCCGTCCCCCGCCTCGATCGTGTTGCCGCCGATCAGATAGGCGGTCAGGGCCCCTGCATCGATCTTATCTGCCGTGATGGCATTGGCTGCGAGCAGGAGCGTACCGATGCTCTCGGCCTGGATATTGCTGGCGCGTACGACGGTGTTCGGGTAATACTCGACGCACGTCGGCGCAAGGATATCGCTGCGGAAATAGATCCGCATATAGCGACACTCCTGGAGCGCGGGCAGATCGCAGCGGTACGGATCGGCAACGAGGCTAATCGTGGTGACATTCGCGGCCTGTGCGCTCGTCTGCGCGGCGCTGCCAAGCGCCCCGGTGCCGATCAAGGTGAGCACGCGCGCGCTCGTCAGCGGGCCGGAGTACCACGTCCAGGTCGTGCCGTCCGCGCTGGCGGCGACGTAGAACGCGACGTTCGCGCCAAACGCCAGGCTGATCGGCTGCACACGGTCGAGGAGCGCGCGCCGGGCCTCGATCCAGTTCCAGGTTGCAATCGGGTAGGTAATGCCGCTCTCAACGCTCGTGCCATTTTTGTAGATGGCCAGCGCGGCCTCGCTCGTGCCAATGCTGTCGCTATAGACCGTATCCTGGCGTAAAAACTCGAGGGAGAGCGGCTGGCTCGCAGTGACGGCACTCGACACCGCCGCGCTGCTCAATTGGCCGAATACGTCGCGCGCTTTGACCTCGACGGTGTAGGAGCCGCCCGCCGCGATTCGGTAGAACAGCAGATCGTTGGCGGCGTAAATCGTCGACTCCGTCACGCCGCCAACCTTGAAGATGTATTCAAAGTCGAGGAAGTCGGCGGGGCGTGTGTAGGCCAGGAACACGATCGCCTCGTTGAACGGGATCGCAAAGCTCACGATCGTCGGCGTGCTGGGAGCGGCGTTCGTGGCGGCCACGCCGACGGCGGCAGAGGTATTGCCCGCCTGATCCCGACTCTGCACCGTGATGTAGAGACTCGGGTCGAGCGACGATCCACGGATACGCCGGTGCTCGGCCAGGCTCCACTCGAAGGGACTGCGCGGCTGGGCATAGGTCGCGTAGAGCGTGCCGCCGCTCGACCCGTAGACCTTGACGAGATAGTCAGCCAGGTCCGCATCGGTCGGTGCCGTCCAGATCGCAATCGCCGCTGTGCCCGCAAAGTCGGCGCTCACGCTCGTGGGCAGGCCGGGGGGCACGTCGTCGACCGCTGCCACGATGTCGACCGCCGTGGTGAAGCCCGACGCGTTGCCGCCCAGACTGATGGCCTGCACGCGCACGCTATGCAACACGCCCGCCGCCACCCGGTGGAAGCGCCACGTCTGAGGCAGGAAGTCCGTGGCCCGCGCGGCGTCGTGCTCCATGGTGGTGTACTCGACCATCGCGCCGACGGCACCCGTCCAACTCAGCTCCAGCCGGTACGTCGCCGGCGTGAAGGTCGTCGGCGGCTCCCAGGTCGCATCGATGTACGCGGCATAGGTTAGGCCGATCAGCTCCATATCGGTCGCGAGCGCGAGGTCGGTCGGCATCGGGGCCGGGGGTGCCGCTGCCTGGGTCGTGGGCGGCGCGACGCGTAGCGGGGCGGCTCCCGTGGCGCGGCGCTGGCGTACATCAACCTGGCGCAGCCGCTCATGCTTACTCATACGGCCGCTCCAAACAGATAGCGCTCCCAGGCACCGTAGACGCGCGGCCCACGCAGCCAATAATCCATGCCCTTGGCCAGCGGCATTCCCTTGTCTTCGACCGCGTCGAGGTAGACGGTGCGCTGTTCGATGGCGTCCGGACTCTCGGAGACCTTGTAGGAGTAGAGGGTCTCGTAGGTTGCAGGCTGCTTGTCGGCGTCCATATCCCACGACGGGATGCCCCACACGATCTCCATCCCCACGCCCCAGCAGTCGAGCACGTCGCCGCGCCGGGTGAAGGCGGCGGGGGCCAGGAGGTTGCGCTCGTTGCGGTCGATCGAATTCGGATCGCCTTGGGGGTGGTAGGCGTACCGGAGCGAGGTGTCCCAGGCGATCACGAAGGGCTCGTCGGCCTCCAGGTGCGGAGCCAGCGCGTCGTACTGGCTCTTGACCCGACCCAGGTTCGCGCTGATCACGTCGAGCTGCGTGCAGAGGCTGCTGTAGGTCATCCCGGTCAGTACCGCCAGGTCAGCCATCGCCGCCCAGCCCGCGCTGCTGTGGGAGCCGATGAGGCTGATGTCATAGATGCTCAGACGCGGACGCGGCAGGCGTGCGGCGCTCGTGCGCGTGTAGTCGACGCCGATGCGGATGAGATCGCCCGTCGCGTAGCCGAGCCCGGACAGGGCGATCTCTTGGTCGAAGTCGTCGCCCTCGTAGATCGTGCGTGCCGGATGGTTATAGGTCGTCGAGTCGAGCGTGACACCCTGGCTCGAAATGCCGATGGTTTGCTGATTGACCGCCTCATAGCGGCCCCGCACGTGCAGCGTCGTGCGGCCCGGCAGGTAGAGTGCCGTGGCGTGGTGGACGCGCTCCGCGTTCGTGTGCTGGGTGTCGAGCACCTTCTGCAGGACGCCTGCATAGCCGGGAATGCGGTGCCTGGTGACGCGGTCGAACAGCCAATCGCTCGACGCGCAGAGCCCGTTGAGCTTGGTCGGTGAGCCAATCGCGGTGGCATCGCCACTGAACGTGGGTGCCACCGGGTAGCCGCTGACGCTCGCGCCGCTGGCCTTGCGTCCCACGACCCGGTCGATCTGGATGCGGTGCCAATAGCCAGGATAGCCTGCTGGTGTCGTGTTGCGGCTGGCGCCCGTGCGCGTGGCGTAGATGATGACGTAGTAGCCCTCATCGGCACTCACCAGGCCCGAGATATTGAACGTGCCGGTATAGACGGTGAGCGAGGTCGCGGTCATGGTCACTTGGCCGAGCAGCGTCCCTGCGCCGTCCATGTCATAAAGATAGATGTCGGCCCGATGGGCATAGCTCGAGCTGACGGCGCACTGGTAGGCAAAGCGGACGTAGAGCTCGTCACGCCCCGTCGATTTGATGAAGCTCCCTACCCACACGGGGTAGGTTGCGTTCTGGGGATAGTTCATGTAGAGCGCGGTGGTGGCGGTCGCGTGGTACTGCGCCCGGATCGGCCAGGCCCGGATCAGGTCGTACAGATACTGCGTGTTGCGCGCCACGCTGCGCACCTGGCCGCGCGAGAGGTAGCCGGGTGTGAAGACCGGGCTGGTTTGGTACTTCGCTGGCGTCACCAGATCACCTGCTTCACGTCGCCACTGGCGTAGCTGTTGCCGATTATGAACAAATCGCTGTACTGGGGCAAGTCGTCGACCGGCACCACGTTGACATCCATCAGCTCGCCGTCGTCGGGCGTAATCTCGGTAATGACGTGCGCGACAGCCGAGAGCGCCAGGTCGCTGCTGGTGAGGTTGATACGCTCACCCAGGTAGCGGCGTTCGTCGTAGATGAGGCCTTTGATCTTGCGCACGGGGCGGGGCGTGCCAAGGAAGGCAAGCATCATCTCGCCGAGCTGCTCGGCGTGCGTCTCCGTGTTCACATAGACCGAGTCGTCGTAGGCGAACTGGCTCAACCCGCTCCCGACGACGACTTCCCCCGATGCAACCACCGCGATCGGCGTGGCGCGCAACACAAGGCGGTTGAATACGAGCGGCTTGTCATAGGTATGGTGGAGGCGGAGTTGCAGCCACTGCGCGCCAATCTCGCGCGCCTCGACAAAGACCGACTCGTCTGCCTTTGGCCACGTCCGCACGCCCGAGAAGTCAGAGACGATGAAGGCTTCTTCTGAGAGCCCCGACAGCGTATTCTTATGCACCCCGCCACTGAGTGGCAGATCATCCCACACGAGGATCGGCAGCGTCGGCTTGAACACCGGTAGATCGAGAATGCCGTAGGCACCCCCCGCGCCGGGTTGCACGATCACCGGCTCGGGCTGTTCGAAGGCCACTTGCGGCGGCTGGGGTGCGCGGAGCGACCACGGGACGCGTACTTGCTCGACCGCCAGCCAGGTATCGCGGGCTTCCTCGATATCGCCGTAGTCATCCTCTGTCCAGGTAACGGTAATCGTGCCCTGGGTCGGGGTGAAGGGCGAACGAAACTTGATGACGCCATTCTCGGCCTGATACATTTGCCCGCCGCTATCGCGGGCAATACGGGCACACTCGTCCCACGTATTCTCTGAGGCCTGCCAGCCGTATTCGGGGATAAAGAGGCTGTCGTCACACGAGTACCAGAAGCGCGCGGCGGCGATGTAGGTACTGTTCGTGTCCTGCTCCAGCGGCCGCCCACCCGCCTTCCACAGCGCCTCATTAATGAGGCCTGCTGCGTAGTTCGCATTTGTGAGATCTTCGATGCTCGTGGCCGTCGTGCGTGTCGCGCCGCGTCGCCGGAAGCGCAGGTCGGTTACCGCCTTGGAGCGCCGTACCAAGTCCGCGTAGCCAATGGCGCGGTAGGCCACCGTATCCGCCGCCAGCCGGATCGTGCGGTTGGTGATGATGCCCTCGAAGACGGTTCTGAGTGAGCCGCTCATCATCTGCTGCCGGATGCGGAAGCGCCGGTCTTGCCAGGTCGCGCTGAGGTAGGTCGCCACGCTGCGGAGCGTGATGTCGGCGTTCATCTCGCTGCGATCACCGACGAAGAAGGGGTTGGTTTCGTCGCCGTCGGTCGCATAGCTCAGACTCAGCGAGAGCACATCGTCGCCGGTGATGGTGGCAAAGCTTGACCCGTTCCACCAGCTCGCCTCATAGGTTGGCGTGTAGGTCGTCATTGCTGCAGCACCACGAGCGTCAGGTTGTAGAGCAACGTCGTATCACCAACCTGGATGGGCTCAATCTTGAACCCACTCGGGTCGATGAGGACAGTGTAGGACACCGCATCCTCGTGGACATAGGTGACTGGCCCGGTCAATGCGTAGGCCGTGTTGACCAGCCCGAAGACCGTCGCGTCTGCACCCTTCCAGGTGATCTCGAAGTCCCGTTTGTTGGCGCGGTGAAGCCAATTGCGCTTGCCGCTGAGCGCCGTGTGCATGCGGCCTGCCTTGCGCGGCTTGGGCACGATGTTGGCATAGGTGGTGAACGACTGGCCGTTGATCGTGATTGCCATTAGCTTAGCCCCGCGTTGGCTCTGAGACTCCGTAGTGCGCGCGTGTTCGTGTCGCGCTGCTTGTTGCCTGTGGCGATCTTCTCATTGAGCTCGACCAGGCGCTGCTCCAGCCGTCCGTTACTGGTGAGCACCGCATCGGCGACCGCGCCCGCAGCGACCCCGCCGCCCCCTGCCATATCGCCCCCCATCCCGCCTGCCGGGCTCGCGCCCATCACGCCCGGCATCGGCAAGGCTCCGAACGCGCCGCCCATCCCATTCGCTTGCCCCGCGACGTGCAGGAAGCTGTCACCCAAGCCCCACATCGCGGTTTCCAACGGGGTTGGGCTGCCAGGGGTGAGCCAGTCGGGCAGAGTCAGGCTACTGAGGCTCGTCGCCAGATCGCCTAGCCACCGGGTGGCAGTCTGGATGGCCGAGCTGATCGCGTCGATGCCGCCCGAAATCGTGGGCAGGTAGCCGCCCAGCCAGGTGGCTGCGGGTTGCAGCGTCGTGCTGATCGCGTTGGCAACCGTCGTGAAGGCCGGGGAGAGCGTGCCGGTGATGAAGGTGCCGACGGCGCTAAAGGCAGGCTGTAAGACGTTCTGCCAGAACCCGGCGGCTGCGGTTGCGGCCACGCTCAGCGCGGCAAAGGCCACGTTCGCGAGTGCCGTAATGAAGGGGATGAGGTTGGCGTTAATCCACTCGCCAACCATCACCAGGGCCGGGTAGAGCGTCCCCGTCCAGAACGCGACGAGGGTGGCAATCGCCGCCGGAATGGTCGTGGAGAGCCAACTCCACAGCATCGACAGGATCGGCTCCAGCGTGGCCCACGCGGCGGCGGTAATGCCCTGGATATTGCCCCAATTGCCCGTCCAGGCTGCCATCAGCAGGCCCACGCCCACGGCGATCGCGGCGATGACGGCCAGTACGGGCCACGTCGCGGCAATGGTCGCTATCGCGGCTGTGCCCGCAGCCACAGCCCACGCGCCGAACGCCACGACAATCACACCCAAGATCACCGCGCCCACGCCGCTTAGGACGCTACCCCAGCCGCCCAGCAGCGCGACGAGTGGCGCGGTCGCCGTCTGTACCGTCGTGAAGCCCGTCATCAGGCCCGGCAGGCCGGTATTGACGAGCCAATCGAGGCCAGAGGACAGGGAGCCGCCAATCGTGGTGGCCATCCCCTGGAGCCATTCGATATTGGCCGGGGTAGACAACGTATCAATAAGGGAGCGAATGCCGGGCAGCAGCGCGCCGCCGATGGTTTCGAGCAAGCCGTTCCCGATCTCGCCAATCTGTGCAAAGCCCAGGCTGGCGTCGGCCGCGGCCTGGGCGCTTCCCCCGAACTCGGTATTGAGCTCGGCCAGGATAATCTTCTGCGCGCCCACGATGTCGCCCGATGCCTGGAGCTGCGCGATCATTTCCTTCTGGCTATCGGTGAAGACAACACCGCTACGGGCCAGCGCCGACATGCCCGTAAGTGGGTCGTTCATCGCCTTGCCGAGTTGGGTGAACGTCCCTTCGAGCGTCCCGCCTAAGCGCGCGTTCATATCGAGCGCGGCCTGGGTCACGTCGCCGAAGACTTGCTCGCCCACGCCGGTGAACGTGAGCAGCACGTTTTGGCCCGACTGGATCACATCGTCAGGGATGAGCGACTTCCCCTCGGCCAGGCTGAATGACCCCGCCATGTCGGCGATCTGCTGTGCCGTCACACCCGCCGCGCCGCCCGTGCTCTCGATGGCGGCTTCGGTCTGTGCCATCGCTGCGGCTGCCTCGCTCGCGCCCGAGACACCCGCCCAGATACCGCCGATAGCCGCAGCGGCCCCGGCCGCGCCCACCGCCAGGCCAGCGGTCAGGACGCCGCCGACGCGCCCCGTCCAGCCGTCGGCCTCTGAGGCCGCCGCCTCCAGCCCGCGCCGAAAGGAGGCGTCGTTGAGGTCGAGGTTGATGATGATGCTAGTCAGTGTTGCCATTGCCCTCGATCCGTGCCCGAACGGCGGCGATCTTGTCGAGCAGGCTCAGTTTCGGCGCGGGTTCTTGCCAGTAGTCGAGCAGGAACTGGTCAACGGTCGCCGCCTTCCGACCCTTCTTCCGCTGCAAATTGACGAGCGTGGCGCAGATCGTGGCGGCCTGGATGTCGGCCCGCCGGTCCCCAAACGGCTCGATGCTGTCGAGTGCCATCAACTCAGCGAGTTCACTACTAGAGAACCGCGCCAGCAGCTCGCCCTGGGTCAGCCCGTAGTGCAGCGCCAGCCGGAGATAGAAGGCGCGCTCCGGTCGCGCTCTTAGTTTCCCGCCAGCTCCTCGATATCGGCCTCGCGCATGCCGTTGAGCTGCTGCGCCACGCTGAACACACGGTCGAGCGCCGATGCCGACAGCGCGCCCAGCTCGTCGATGTCCGCGTCGCTGAAGAGGCGCTGGCCAGCCTCATCCACGATGCAGCGCGCCACGAGTTTCGCGCGGATGTTGCGCATATCGCGCCGCACCGTCTTGCCCTGGCTGGAGACGATACTGGCTTCCCAGGCGTCGCGCTCCGTGCCGCTCAGCTCTGAGGCAAGCACGTCGCCGCCCCACTCGGGCACCTCGACGACCTGGGTTTTGAGCTTGCCCTTGGTTGCTAGGATCTCGTCTTTCGTGAGCATGCGTTGGGTTCTCCATAGTTCTGCAACAGCGCCGTGCGCGCCCAACTCGGCACGCAGCGCGCCACTTTGCTGTAGCCACCAGTTCATTACGCAGTGACCGTGATGGAACCATTCACCTTGACGGTGATGTCGGCGGTCAGCGCGTCGGCAAGCGGCGCTTTCTTTGACCACCCCTTGATGTAGCCCGAGAAGGCCCAGGTCTCAGCCCCGCTATCGGGCATGACCAATTTCCAGTTTTTCTCGGTGCCGATCAGCCCGTAGAGCGTGCTGTGCAGCGCCGGGTCGTACACGATATCGAACTTTACTTCGCCGTTGTCAATCATCCCTGGCTGGAACTTCTTGAGGCGGCTTCCTCGGTGCGAGGCGTCCACGTCGTCAACCTCGATCCCCGGCCCCTCGATATCGCGCACCTGTGCGACGGCGGCGAACACCGCCCCGGCCCCCTCCAGTTGCAAAATAACGGCAAACCCCGAATGCTCAGCCATATCGTCCTCCTGCTACCCGGTGGCACCCTCAGATGCCACTCCGAAACGCCGCGACCTCTTCGACCTCGACGTACATATCAATCGCCCGGTAGAGCGTGCCACCGATGACCACAAACACCGCCTGCGCGTCTGCCGCCGCGGCGGGCAGCGTCGCCACGCCCCCAAGCCGTGAGTCGCCGTCGATACTGGCAGGCAGGCTGTTCACGTAGCCCATCAGCTCAACCTCAGCCTCCTCCGTATCCTGCCAACGGAACACGCAGCGACAGAGGATACGGTAGCGCATCCGCGTTTGGCCGCGCTCCGGCGTGCGCACGTAGCTATCGAGCAGGCTGTAGAGCGTGGGCGTGTCGTGGATCGCCGTCGGCTCGTAGGCCAAGATCGGGCCGATGCCTTCGACCGTCCTGAAGCGCGCGTGCAAACCTGCGACGATGTCGGCGTAGCTCATCCCGCCACCTGCTTGATCAGCTCATCGACGGCCTGGTCGACGAACTGCTGAATGCGGTCTTCACTGGCCGCCATTCCCTCGACCAAGGGATCGTTCTTCTGGAAGCGCGCGTAATCGACCGTCGTGCCGATGGTGCCGCGCTCGCCTGCACTCTGTACCTCTGCATACCACGAGCGGCGCAGATGCCCCGTACGGACATACGTGACACGTTGCGTTGCGCCCTGGCCGGTGTAGACAATGCGCTGCATCAGGCGCTGGCGCACCTGGCCGAGGGCAGCCGGGTCGAGGCGCTGCAGCAGATCGCGGATATTGTGTGTCATCACCACACCCCCGCCGACTCGCGCCGCTTGTAGCCCTCAAGGATACGTTTCACGAGGGCAGGCAACGCACCGTTATAGCCCACGGCCCCGCCCCCCTGCACACCCACGACGTCGGAGAAGCCTGCGTCGCGCGCACGCCAGATGCGCACGGCCAGCTCCAGCGTGCATTCCGTGATATCGGCGGGCACGTCCGCATAGCCGAAGGTTGCGGCCACGGTGTAGGGCACGCCTGCCGCCCATCCCAGGAAGGGGTCGCCCGCCCGGTTCAGGCCCAGGATGCCCGACGACGACCGCGCGACAAGCATCCCGTCCTGTTCGGTGTAGGCAGGCACGCTCCACCCACTGATCGTCGTGACCGCCGTTAATGACCCCGCTGTGTAGTGCGGTGGTACCAGCCAAGCCGTGCCGTCGCCGTAGGCCGTGCGACTGCCTGCCGCTGCGGTGCCGAAGGCTAGGCCCGTCTCGCGATCGACGATCGCCGTCGCGCGGTCGAGCACGTCGGCGAGCAGGTCGTCACGCGACACCGTTTCTTTGATTTGCGGCAGGTAGGCCCGCAGCTGCTCAATCGTCGCGTAGGCCACGGCTTAGCCTTCCTTGTTCGGCTTCGGCGTGAGTGCCTTGTTGATTACCGGCGCTTTGGCCTTCTCCTCGGCCTGGGGCGGTGCAAGCAGCCCCAGTGCCTCGGCCTGCGCCAGTGGCAGACTCTGCCCCGCGGCAACCAGCAGTGTCGCGCGGGACGGGTCGGTCGCCTCGACGACGTGCCCCGCCGCGTCGAGATAGAGTCGCCGGTCGGACGTCCAGAGGTTTGTTGCCATGGGCGGTCGCTCCAGGGTGATCGGGTGCAGCGCCGTGCCGACGGTGCCACACCCGGTATGATCAGCGCCACAAATCGGGCAGGTCATGAACTGGCCAGCACGCCCACGGTGCGCAGACGCGCCAGAATGGTATTCACCTTGGCTTCGATGGCGTCGAGCCGTGCTTCGATATTCGGCACGGCGTTCGCCCCAGCCAGGTACGTCCGCACGGCCGCAAGATCGGCGAACGATGCTGGCACGGCGGTGATGTCGGTCGACGCCGCGATGTCCGCCACCACGGCCGCAGGGATCGCACTCAGGAGTGCGTCCAGTTCGGTGCTTGCGGCGCTCGCACGCGCCGCGCCTGCTGCGGGTTTAAGGTATGCCACGCAGAACCTCCTTAACCCTCGGCCGTCCAGGTGCCGATGTAATAGCGCGCTTGCCAGACACCCGCCTTGACGCACTCGATCTCGACCCCTTCGCCATCGGCATCCGCCGAGATGTACTTGCCCGCCGCAGATTGCGCGCCGGTCGAGGGCAGCGCAATCGTCTCCGTGCCGTTGGGGTCGATCCGCAGCTCCTGCGCCGCCTTCACGGTGAAGCGGTACCAGAGCCCAACCGTCGCGGCCGGCAACGCGAGCGTGATGGCGCCCGACGCGCCATCGTTGGTGAAGGTGCTGCCCACGTCGTTCGCGGTGATGGTATAGTTCGCGGTCTTGACACTCGTCGTGCGCAGACCGCGCCCGTTCAATGTTGTCATCCTCTGTCCCTTTCGTTGCTCGCCAGTATGCTGGCCAGCTCCTTACGCGGTCAGGTCAATCTCGACGAACGCCGCCGGACGGATGACCGTAAACGCGGCGCGCAGCTCGGCCAGAATGGCGAGCAGGTTGCGAATGAAGAAGTCGGCGTGCGAGTCGCTGATCAGGATATTGGCCTGCTCGCGGTCCCAGAGCATGGCCCAGCGCCAGTCGGCGCAGATCCCGGCACCCTCGACCTGTGCCTCGCTCTCCACCACAGGCAGCCCCCACAGGCGCGCATTGCCGAGCACGGACGGCCCGCCGAAGAAGTAGCGCGCCTCGTTGTCCTGGAGCAGATCCAGCCGCTCCCAGTCGTTGGGGTGCATCAGATATGCGCTCGGCTGCGCACGGCCTGTCACGCGCACCTTCGTGCGTGCCTTGCGGGTTGTGGTCAGAAGGTCGGTATCCCAGGCCTGCGTCTGCGTGCCCGAGGTGTTGGTGATGCCGGTGAAGTTCTCGCCCACGCCGTCGCCGTTCAGGATCTGGTCTTCCAGTTCCTCGTCGAGGCCGTAGAGCAGAAAGCTGTCGATCATCGACCGCACCTGGGGCGCGTCGGCCAGGGCGCGGCGCGTGATGGGGATCCAGTGCGCGATGGTCTTCACGGTGGTGGTTGCGGTCGAGAGCGCCATCGCCGACTCGGGCTTCGCGCCCGACGCGCCACTGGTGGCCGTGGCCTCGGCAACGACCGCCGCGTTATTCGTGGGCGTGCCCATCAGCACGTAGTCGATAGCGTCAGAGGCGGTTGTGCCGGTCGTGATCAGGCTGCGGATCGTGAGCGGCCGCTGGAAGGTGCCGGTATCCAGCAGTCCCAGCAGTGCCGGATTGACGAGCGCGCCCGCCGACGTCGCCGACGCGCCGGTGATAAGCGTCTTCAGCCCGCCCGCGATCGGGACGCCCGGGCTGTGGATGCGCGCCCGCTCGGGGATATGCCCGTTGCGGACAAGGCTCTCGTGCCAGGCCTTGAACTCCGCGTCGCCCAGCACGCGCTCACCCAGGCTCAGCGCCCGCGCGGCCTGCTCCCCCGGAGTCTCGCGCTTCCCGCTGTTGGGTGTGGCCAGCCGCGAGGTCGCGGGCTGGTTGTAGCGCTCCTGGCGCTGCTGGGCCTGCGCCCGCAGCTGCTGCTGATCCTGGAGCTCCTTGACTTCGTGCTCCAGCTCCTCGATCCGTTTGTTGGCGGTGATGACCTCCTGCTTGGTCTTCTCGTCAAGGGCGTCATCGCCAGCCTTGTCCCAGATGCCGCTGACCGTGGCCGAGAGGGTTGCAATCTCGGCCGTGGCTGCCTGTAGTCGTTGACTCATGTCGGTACTCCCAGCTGGCGCAGCCGGGCGCGCGTGCGCTCCCACTCTGCCCGCAGCATGTGTGTGTCGCGGAATGACTTGGGTTCGGTCGCCGCCAGCAACTCCTTCAGGTCACCAATCGCGGCGCTCATTGCCTCGATTGCGCCCGAGATGCGCTTGCGGTTGACGTCCGACAGGGTTCTGCCCTCCTTGGCACGCAGGGAGTGCAGCGCCCGGAGGCGCGTCATATAGCCATCGACCGCAGCAAGCGCGGCCTGATGTTCGTCTTCAAGGGGAAGCACCTTCGACCCCACGGTCGCCGGGTTCATGCCCCAGAGCACATCCGAGATATCGTAGAGCTTGACCTCGCGAATATTACGCACCTGGCCCTTGCCCTCGACCGCCTCGAAGTCGAAGCGGGTTGCATCGTAGGCGTAGCTCATCTCGTCAATCGCCCCGGCCTGGATACCGGCTAAGACCTCGCTCCCGCGCGGCGTGTCCAGATACGCGCGGGTGACCTCCACGCCGCCGGTCGCATCGGGCGCATAGCCCAACACGGCGGACGGCAGTCCGGTGCGGTCGACCTCGCGGATGCTCGTGATCGCCGCAATCGGCGGCTCATCGGTGCGGTGCTGCCAGACGAAGCGGGCGCGCGTGCGTCCGTTCACGGCGACATTGGCAAACGACCCCGGCCAGGAGCGGTCGCCGCCCTCGTCGATGTTGCCGTGGACGGCGAAGATCCCAACCACCTGGCGGCCACTGATATCCTTGATGAATTGAGGGAGGTGCTTATATTCCACTGGCTTACTCCACAATCGGCGCGAGCGCACACCGGCAATTCGGGTGCAGGGGTGGATGTAGTATCCCGTCCGCAAACGGCTCGCCCAAGGCCACACGCGTCCCGCTCAGCGGCTGGCAGATGTCGCACTCATCAGGCCCGGCCAGCCACTCGACCGCGCTGACCACACCCGACTCTTCAAACGCCAGGAGCGATCCCCGGCTGTAGGCCGTCGCCGTCTCCGTGCGCGCAATGACGTCGGCCCGGCTGCTACTCAACGTCTCGCCGAGCTGGCGCAGTTCGCGGGCCAGATCCGCCGTGCTCCACCCCTCGCTTGCGGCCTGCCCAACCAGCCACCGGATATCGTCGCGGGTTGTCTCGGCCACGCTCCGCACCTGCTTGGCGAGCTGATCGAGCACTTCTTGCACGAAGGGGTTTTCGAGGTCGTAGGCCAGGTCAATGCCCAGCACGCCCGATGCGTCGCCGAACGCGCGCGAGATCAGCAGCGGGTAGAAGCGGCGCATCAGCCGGGCAATCTCGTCACCCAGATCGAGCGGAAGTTGGTCGACGTCGATCGTCATCCGTGTGCCTCCACCGCAGCCGCAGCGGCCGCATACTGCTGACGAAGATAGCGCTGTACGGTGCGCTGGATCCGTCGCTCAATCGCGTCGGGTGCCGTTCCCGCCGCCTTCAGACGGCGCTGGCCGCTGGTGGTGGTGGTGGTGGTGGTGGGCGTGACGTCGACGATCTGCGGCGCGGCGGTGGGTTGTCCGGTGAAGGTGTCACCGGGTGGCAGGGCTGGCGCACCCGGACCCAGTCGCAGATCTTCCACGCGCGGCAGTCCCAGCGCCTGCCGTCCCTCGTTGCGGGTGATGAGGCCACTCTCCCAGGCCCCCAGGACGCGCGTGTACTTGGCGTCTTCGTTCTCCTGGAGCGCCCCGACCCGCCCCAGGTCATGCCGCACCAGCAGATTGCCGCCGAACTCGGCCCCCAGATCCTGCTCAATCGTGTCCGCAATCAGCCGCCAGAGCGGCACCAGCGTGTTCTCGACGAACATGCGGCGTGCTTCGGCAAAGTTGGCATAGGTCGCTTTCTCGAGCCCTGCGTTCAGGCCGGCGATGATCGCCGGTACGCGGAACGCCATCGCGATCCGCGTCTCCGGCACCCGGCGCAGCGCGTCGAAGGCCAGTTCTTCCATACTGAGCGCCAGGCGCTCGACCGTGGCCCCGCCCTCCAGGAAGGCCGCGCGGCCCCGGTTATCGCCCCCGTGCCGCGACTGCCATTGCTGCTGGAGGCGCGCGAACTGGGCATCGGTCAGGGTGACACCGGGTGGCAGGGTGATGGCCGCGCGCGGCATCGCGTCGTTGACGAGCAGGGCATACAGATAGCGGGTGGCCTCCGTATCGGTGTCGACTTCGCGCGCCACGGCCCGCAGTGGCGGCAGGGCCAGCCAGGGCTGCTCGGGATCGACCGAGGGCCAGCGCAGATGCACGATATCCGCCGCAGGGACACGGTGCCAGACGCCAGAGCCGTCGGTGTACTCATAGGCGTCCACCCAGGCGGTTGGGCTTGGTACGGGGCGCATCTGGCCCGCGTGATAGGGCCAGAGCTCGACGGGCAGGCCTGCCCCGCTGCGGATCTTATGCAGGTAGCAGTTGCCGCCGATGCTGAGGTAGGTGGCGACAATCAGCGCGAGCTCGGCCTCACTCAGGAGCGGGTTCGGGCGTTGCAGCAGGAGCTGGAGCGGATGGCGCGGGAGCGGATCACCCGCCAGCTGACTGACCACGAGCGGCGCTTCCGGAAACGCGAAGGTCAACGCGGAGATGCAGCCATAGACCGCCGCGTTGGCCTTGTAGCCCTCGCGTGTGAGGCGGTCGAACGACGGATCGAGCCAGGAGGTTTTAATCCAGCTCGGGATAAAGGGCAGCTCGGCCGCTTTCGCCTGGCGGCGCGCCAGCCAGTAGCGGACGCGGGTCATTACAGCCATCGCAGGTTCACCTGTGCCCCATCGACATACATCGCCCCGTAGCGCGCGGTATCCATGCCGTGGTCGTGCAGCTTCAGCGGTTGCTCTTTCTGGGGACGCCCATCAGCACCCGGTTGCCAGATGTAGCCGTCGAACTCCTCTTCGGTACAGGTTGGCTTCTTCGCGTCCGCCAGGCTCGCGTCACGCTCGACCAGGCTGTCGCGCAAGAAGACCATGCGCGGACGCCCGTCGCTGGCCCGCCGCAATCGCTCTTGCACATTCTGAATGCCCGGGCTGACCGTCTTGGTGGCGGCCAGTGTCACGATGCCGCCCTCGGCCAGCGTAGCGCGGTCTTCCGCGTCGTGATCGGCAATCGTGGCCTCATACTGCTCGCCCGCCGACTCGTGCTGAATGGTGGCGAGATGGGCGCGCACCGTGCGCCCCGTCATATAGATTTCACGGTAGCGGTACATGCGCCCGTCGCCATCAATCGCCCACCACTGACACACGAAGGGGTTCGTATAGCCAAAGTCGATCACCCGAATGCGCCGCCAGTCGGGTGGGATCGGGAAGCGGTCGATCAGGTGGATCGTCGGATCGTAGTCCTCATACACCACGCCCTCCGCGCCGACCCAACGCCCGTGCCGCAGCCGGTGGTAGCGCACGCCGGTGAGCGCGTCGAGCACCTGCATGGTGCGCTGGCCACGGTCGGTAAGCTGCCCCGCCTCGTCGTAGAGCGTTGGGTTATCGCCGTGGCGGCTCTCTAGGAACCGCAGCGGTGCCCGCTGGCGGATCCAGTGCAGGGGCGGGCCGGGGTTGCAGTCGCCAAAGATCTGCGGCGGCGCATTGCCTGCGCGGCCCGTGGCGCGCGTGGTCAAGGTCTCCCAGTCGTGCAGGCTCAGTTCTTCGGCCTGGTTCACATAGATGAAGTCGAACTCGCCCGAGAGGACTTTCTCCGGCTTATCCATCCCGACGACATACAGCCGACTACCACCGCCATAGTCGAACCATTCCGGCTTCGAGCCGCCGTAGGGATGGATCCCGCCACGCCGCGCGGCCACGCCCCGGTACGTTTGGAGCACCGTCGCGTCCATACTGGCGCGCGTCTTACGCACCAGCGCGCCGCGGCTGCCCGCGTAGCGGCGCAGCAGCGTGTCGAGGTGCCAGCATGTGGCGAAGGTCTTGCCCGTCTCCGCTGGACCTGCCAGCATCAGCTCGTGGTCGGTTGCGTCCTGCAGAATGGCCGCATTGCCACGAAACACCGGCTGGAACGTCTGGACACGGCGACGCCGCGCCTCTGCTTCGGCACTGGCGCGGGCCTGGAGATCAGGATGTGAGGCTGCGGCGAACGTCATCGAGACTCAGCTTCCCTGCACGGTAGGCGTCGAGCACTTCATCCGGCACCCGCGTCCAGTCGATATCGCCACCCAGTTCAATGCGGTCAGTCCACAACTTGTGGTACTTGCCGAGCTGCGTCAGTGCCGCTTGCGGGTCGTGCAGCTCGACCTTGTCGCCGTACTTCGTCGGCGTGATGCTTTTGACCAGGTGCAAGGGGGCAGCACGGTCGAGCTGGAGGCCCAGCACCTTGCCGTCGGCGTCGAAGGCCAGGAAGTCGCGGATGTCGCTGCGCGCGTGCTGGGCGAGCCGGGTCAGCACCTCCGAGGCGGGCATCACCTCGTCGAGGGCTACTGCAATAGCGGCCTGAATTTCAGCATTTTTCAGCAACTTATGGGCAGCCTGGCCAATGCCGCCCGCCGCATAGCCCGCACGCCGCGCGGCTTCGGTCGCATTCCAGCACGCGACGTAGTGGGCGACGAAGAGGGCTTGTTTAGGGGTTAGGTCGGCCATACGCGTACCAGCACCTCAATCACGACGATCAGCAGCACCACCAGGCGCGTGTACTGAATGTTGCGATCCGTATCCGAGGCCACGGCCCCGTAGAGACGCATCGTGAGCTTCCGGAGCTCGTGCAGCTCCGTCCACAGCTCGTCGATGCGTTCGTCCCCGTGGATCACCCGGTCAGTGAGTTCGTCGACCTTGGTGTGCAGCCGGTCGAGGCTGGTCAGCTCGGGGGACTGCTGCACCCAGGTGTTCAGCACATCGCGCCCCGCACTGTCGCGCTGGGCGGCGTTCCCCGCCACGGCGTCGCCGATGTGCTGACGCTCGGGGGTCACTAGCGGTCGTTCTCGACCAAGGGCCGCTGGCGCTGGAGGCCCTGACCCCGTTCCAGCGCGGTCAAGCGCTGCTCGACCTTCTCGCGCCAGTGCTGCAAATCGTCGACCGACGCGAGCGTACGGTGGACGTCGTGCGCGAGCGCGCCGAGCTGCGTCTGGATCGAGGCGAGCGTGCCGCGCAAATCCTGCCCCGCCTGGCCGCGCTCGGCCTTCAGCTCCTCGATCGACGCGGCCAGGCCGCCAATCGCGGTCAAGATCTGCTCCTTCAGCTCTTTCGTACGCAACTGCGAACGCCCGATGATGCCCTGGCTGATATTGGCGAGCGCGGTAATCACAACCGCCAGCTCCGGGTGCGCGGCTGCGACCGCGTTAATCTGCGCGTCGTCTTCGTCTCGCCAGGTGGTGTCGTACGTCATACGTCCCTACTGCGCCGTTGTCGGCGCTATCGTCACAATCGGCAAGGTTCCACGCTCGACCAGCAACACCCGCACGGGGCTGGTGTCGAGCGGCACGTTGAGGTTCCGAACGCCCTGCTCGGTATTGTTCACGTTCGTATCGTCAGCGCGGGGTGAGGTGTACGTCAGCCAGAGGCTTCCGTAGGCCGCAACCAGGTCAGCACTCAAGATGCCGCGCGGCTCGTCGAGCGTCGCGGTGCCGCCATAGAGGGGCAGCGGCGTCACGCCGGGGTGCTGGGCGCTCAAGTCGGCGAGCTGTCGCCAGCCTGCCTCATTGTCGCAGCGCCAGACCACCCCCATCTGGACGTTCGTGAGCTTTGCGCCTTCATACAGCGAGCACACGAGGTCGAGGCCGTCGGCGCTCCGCACCGCAATCGCCCGGATACGACCGTTACTGCGGCCCTCCAGGTCAGGCTCTAAGCCCGCCGGGGCTGCTGGGGGTGTGGGCGTGGGCGTGGGCGGCGCGGCCTGCACCGGGGTCAGGAGGAGCACGGCGGCAAGCGCAAGGACAAGTCCGGGGAAGCACCCAAGGAGGAGGAGCATACGCAGCATTAGGGCGCTCCTTGCACACTCGGCGCGCGGTTCTCCCACTGCGAGATGACGCCACGCTCGAAGAGCACATAGACGTAGCGGCTATCGCCGTAGGGGTAGACGTGGGGCGAGAGGGCGGCACCGAGGCTGCGGGCGACGTGCAGCCAGACCTGTGCGGGTGCCCACGCGCGCTCGTGGGCCTGGATCGGGAAGCCCTTCGTGCCCCACGCGGCGAAGGGATCGCCGGCCTGGGTACGCCAGCTCGTCAGCCAGCCCATCAGCACGGGGCCCGGGCACTCCGAGGGCGCAAATTCAAGATGCCCTTTGATGGCGCTCCGGCCCGCGCTGATCGCGTAGTCAGTGACGACGGCGTCGAAGAAGCGGCCCGCGCTGGCGAGCTGCTGGGGGCTCGGCTGCTGGCCCTGCCCGATCGGGACATGCAGCGCCACACTCGCGCGGTTGCCGTCCAGATCGCCGCAGTGCCAGAGCTCCATATCCCAATCGCGGAGTTGGTAGATCGTGCCGTCGCGGCCGATCCAGGCGTGATACTGCACGCCGTCGGCACCGATGCGACTGATATGATTCGGGATAATGGTGTCGCGGAGCCAGCCGACGATCTCGGCCCGCGTGCCGCCGGCGCGGGTGGGGGCAGCGGGGCCATTGTAGTGCAGGACCCCGAAGGTGGTGCGGGTACGACGGGGCTGCGGCGCATTCGTCGCAGGCGCGCGGGTGAGTGGGGGCGGCAGGTCGCCACGCAGGTCGATGATCGCGAGGCCTTGGAGCGCAGATGGCACGGCACATGCTTTCGCACGCCCGGCAGGAGTAGCACATCTAGTATAGCACGCGGCTCAAGGGGTACTAAATAGCCCTTGAGTACCACGGAGGGACGCGCTATACTAGGACTGGCAGCAGGCTGGGCGGCAGGAGTAGCGGCCACCCGTCCCAGCCTGCTGCCACCCGGTGGCAGCTCACTCCCCGAGCCGGGTGTGCCACTGCTCACAACAGTCATCCCACACGGTTCTCCCACAGTTCACGGTTGCCTCAGTTGCAGGCATCGTGCAGTTCCCGGTTATACCGTCGGCGCTCTGCCACTTGTAGCAGTGGCGACAGCGAAGCGCGGCTTCGGCAAGCTCCGGCCACGGCTTCGGCTCAGGGCTTGTCCCCATTGCCGCGTAGTGATCGCGGTACGTGGCGGCGATGATACCGTCGCGTATCGTCCACCAGGCCGGCAGTGTGGTCATAGCCCCTCCTCCGCGATCAGCGCCGCCACGTCCACCGGGAGATCCCAGAGCCCCTGTGCGCCCCGTGCAGGCACCGGTACGGCCAGCGGCCGCACGTCGGCGAGCAGCCAGGCGTAGCGGCCAGGGCTGTAGTCGCCAAAGGCGCGCTCGGGCTCCTCTGGGGGAATGTGGTAGGACAGCCATGTGTCGTTGTGTCGAATCGGGCGCACTCTTGGCTCGTCCGTAATTGGCCAGCAGTCCACCAGCTCGGCGACGGCGACAATCGCGCCGAGGGGAAGATCCGTCACGTCGATACAGTCTATGAGTGCGGGCGGGTCGCCAAGCCTTAGATGAGTCACGCGGTAGTACGGTTCAAGCGCGCGAAAAAACAGCGGCTCCGCACAGCGGTTCCACAAGCCAACGCTGCCGCCCACCGGCCCCAATCCCTTACCCGCGTGGATCGCCAGCGGACCCCGGTAGCGCGTGGTCCAGCTTCGTGTCTCGATCTGCTTCGCACCGATAGCGATCAGGGTTGCCCACGGCTGGGTTAAGGTCAGTGCCTTCACGTTGTCTCCTCTGCACACCACATGCACAAGTCTGGCTGTGCCTCGCTCTGCCTCAGAATATGCCCCCGCGACGTGCAGCGCTTGCACTTCCAGTGCTTGGCCTGGCGCACGCCACACGCCGGACAGGGATCGATCCGCAGCGCGGGGACGCGACGCAACGCGCGACTCTTGGCCGCGTTACAGGCCTTGCAGATGCGTGCCGGGCGTCCGCCGCTCATCGCCATCTCGTCCCGTTGTTTCGGGTCGCCGCACACCCGGCAGATGTAGCCCTGCTCGGTCGTCGTCATCTTACGCCTTCTCCTTGCAGTACGTTCCATCGCCCATCTTCTTGGTGCAGAAGAAGGTACCAGGGGCCTTGGTCGATTCCTTCATCGGCCCGTGGTACGGGCACACCGGCGCTTCGCGCGCGGCCTCTGCTGCGGCCGCAGCGGCACGCCCTGGGGGCACCGCACCCAGCTCGCGCAGGCGAGCAAGGGTTACAGGGAGTTGATCTGCCGAGCCCTGGAATTGAATGTCGAGCGGGAAACCGTCCATCACGGCGTGAATGGTGAAGACGACAGCGGGGCGGGATTGCGACCCTGGTACCACGTCGGGGCGGGGAAGTGTGGGCGTTGTCATCGGAGTTCCTTTCGGGTGCGGGCCTGGCGTGCGGACCAGGCCTCTGGGAGCGAGGGCACACCCGCCGCCTCGCTCAGACTGCGGTGTGGGTTCGCGCCGCGTCGTTTCGCGGCAAAGGCCGCGCGGATGTGCAGGGGCAGCGCGCACAGCTCGGCGCGCTCCTGGTCGGTCAGGTCTTTATAGCGGGCTTGCAGCGCTTGCTGGCGCTGGGTGAGGCGGGTGCAGATCTCGAGGGCGGTTGTCATCCGTCTGCCTTTCTTCCTTCTCAATGCCCCAGGGGCTCGACAGTCGAGCCCCAACGTCGTGTGGTGGTGAGAGTGCTCTAAGGAGTAGTGGTAGGGCAGCCCCGCGCCGTGCGGGGTGACTCGGCCATGCTGCGGCGGTCGCTGGCGCGGGCACGGCAGAGGCAGCGCGGAGCATGCGTGCGTGCGAGGCTGTACCGCTGAAGGTTCGCAGCGGGGGCGGGATTGTGCCCTGGCCCGCGCTCCCTGGCCCGTGTCAGAATGTGTCACGCCTCCGTGCCCTGCCCGTCGAGCACGTTCAAGAGCGCCTCGACGCAGCCGATAGCCAGCGTCTGGCCGTCGACCCTGCTGGCCACGTCGATCGCAATGGCGAGCAGGGATTCACGCGGCTCCCCGCGCTTGTGCAACGTCTGAACAACGGCGCACAGCTCGGGCCGCGTGGCGCGAAGGGCGTCGGCGAGCGCCTGGTCGATCCAGTCGAGTCTCGTGGTCACTGGTGCCGCTCCTTTCGTGGGGGCAGACAGGCCGCACACAGCGGCATCCCGGCCATTGTTGCGATTGCGGGCTGGCCGTGGAGCCCGCAGCGGAGGCTATAGGGGGCGAGCAGCTGGGTGGCTTCGTCGCCACGCAGCGCCCCAGCCCGCACCGCACGATGGATCGCAGCGAGGTAGGCCGCGCTGGGCCGTTGCGCCGCCATCACACCGCCACCAGGTAGCGGGCTCGGGCAATCCGGGCACCCAGCGCAGCAGGGGTGCGTTCGGGCTCGGGCTCGGGCTCGGGCTCGTCGGCGTCCTGCTCGGAGAGCAGTTCCCAGGCCCGATCCAGCAGCTCCAGCCGCAGCGCGTGTTTGCAGATGCCCTGCTCAATGCCTGCCCGACAGTCGCAGCGCCACTGGCCCTCTTCCTGGTGGAGGAAGTACGGCCCCTCACCACTCGCCGACGGCATCAACACCCCTGCACCGAACACGACGATCTCACCCACGAGCAGCAGCGCTCGCTTCACCGCGTTGTAGCGGCGGGAGCCTTTGGCCTCCGCCGTCAGCAGCTCGTCGCCAGCGGCCACAATCAAGGCGTAGGGCGGCAGCACCAGCGGCACCGGCAGCCCCGCATCCGCCAGCTCGGCCCGCGCCTCACGCTGCAAGCGCTGGAGCGTCGCGGTGTAGGCGGCCAGCGTCTCGGCCTCACTCAGCCGTCCGGCCTCTGCGGCGAAGCACTCGGCCAAGCGGACGATCTGGACGTCGGTCGCAGCCGCCAGCCAGCGGCGGCGCGCGTCGTGATCCAGCGTGCGAATGCTGTCGAGCAGCGCGGTCGAGACCGCAGCGGCGGCGAACGTCTCGCGGAGATCGTCCGCGATCTGGGCGTTGAGGGCGTCGGCTGGGTGCTGCATGGTCAAGCTCCGTTTACAAGGTTGATTATCCTGTTGACACTGTTGATTATAGCAGATGTCAACACCATTGTCAACAGTGTTGACAAGATTAACGGCGCGTGGTATGCTTCCGAGCACAGGACATTGGAAGGGGGGTGATGCAAACGTGTCTGATGAAGACTTTGTGCCAGTACCTGAAATCGCCGCACACTTCGGGTTAACGCGGGCCGCGATCTACAAGTACGTGAAACTCGGAAAGATCGAGGCGCGGAGACTCGGCGGCGCGGTACGTATCACTCGCGACGAGTTCGAGCGCCTAAAGCGTGAGGGATTACGGGCTGGCACATCGGGAAATAAAATGACCCCTGAGCTGGCGGCGGCTTAAAAGTCACCAGCTCAGGGGTTGTGCTCCCCTAGTATACCACCAGGGAAGCCTCGTAGTGGCCACGGCCAAGAAGCCGCTACGAGGTATGTTGAGGCCCGGAGAGCCGAACCTTAACAACCAAATATGGAAACCTTGCTACCGTCGCGCTGCACGGTAGCCCGCAGCGTCCGCGTCTGCTGCGGTGTCAAAACACACCACGCCCTCGAAGGTTTTATCGTAGGACTGATCTCCAGGGCTGTGGTAGATCCCCGAATCGATATTCGCCTTGATCTGGTACTGCTGGCACGGCCACCAGGCCGGGTCAACAACTCCATCGCGGAACGTGGGCGGACGATTTGGGTCGAGCGTCGGCAACGGCGTGCGCGTGGGCTCAGGTGTTGGCACAGGCGTGGCCGTCGCGGTCGACGTCGGCGGCACAGGCGTCGTCGTTGGTTCGGGTGTGGCCGTCGCCGTGGGCGGGAGCGTCGCGGTGGGCACCTGGGTAGGCGTCCGTGTTGGGAGGATCCCCAGGTTCTCGCCCGTGTTGCGGGCAAACCCGATCAGGAACAGGCAACTACAGCAGAACACGAAGACACTCACTCCCAGCACGCCCGCCTTTCCCAAGGTGGTGGTACGTCGCGAGAACCAACGCTGCCACATCTGGGCGGCCTGCTGAACGAACTGGCGGAGCGATGCAGCGAGCGTCTTCACCTGGACCTCGTCTTTGTGAACGATGCGGCGACGAGTGACCCGACAGGCGGAATTGTGTGTAGGGAGCCGTGCGACCCCCTACCGTGTTATGTGGCTGGGGAACAGGGATTCCATCGCCACATACCACCGATTCCGCCGCCTGAACCAATGAAGGTTCAGGCGGCGTTTTTGATTCCCTACCGCACCAAGCGCAACCGTTGCGGCGTCGGCTGCTCGACCTTCTCGCGCCGTCCCATCGCCTCTGGCCCCGGCAAGAGGTTCAGCGCCGCCCGTAAGAGTTCAGGGTCAGGCCCCAGATACAGTTCTGTCGTGGCCAGCGACGCATGGCCTAACATCTCCTGGATGCTCTTCAAGTCCGCGCCAACGCGGCGCAGTTCGGTTGCGAAGGTATGACGAAGACTGTGCAGGGTGACGCCACCCACGCCCAGCGCGGGCAGCCAGCGGTCGACCAAGTGGCCCAGGCTGGTCACATCCATTGCGGTTCCATTGCGGGTCGCAATAATCGCCGCGTCGTCGAGGCGCTGGGCGAGCGGAATGACCTCCAGCTCCTCCCACAGCACGGGGTGCAGGGGCACGCGGCGGGCCTTGCCGCCCTTCCCGCAGCGCACGGTGAGCACCCCGTAGACTAAGTCCACGTCGCGCCAGACGAGGCGCTGTACCTCGAGGCGACGTAGGCCAGCGTAGAGCATCAGATAGAGCGCGCGCCGGTTGCGCCGCCACGTCCAGGCCGAGCGGTTGCGGCCACTCGGCACCACGGCCAGCGCCTCGTGCAGCGCCCGCAGTGTCGCGCCATCGAGCGCCTTGGGTGCGGTCTTGGCCAGCTTTGGCCACTCGACAAACAATGTCGGATCGTCCACGCGCCGTTTGGTGGCGACGCACCAACGGCAAAACGAGCGAATCGCCGACAGGGTGAGCGCGATGGTTTTCGCGTCGCGCCCCAATGCCGCCAACTCGCCCTGGTACTCGACAATGAGTTCCTGGCTGATGTCGCCTGGCGTCGCCGAGCGATCATCGAGCCAGGTCGCAAAGGCCCGCAGCGCACGCACGTAGCGATCTGACGTCGCGCCGCTTTTCCCCTGACCTACAACCCACTCCCGTCCGAAGGGTTGTAACAGCATCAGGATCGTATCGGACATGTCGCACCTACCGTATTCGGCTCCCCCCACTGAGCAGCCCCCTTCTGATTGTAGGAGACTGCCCGATCAGTGTACGCCAAAGGAGGCCCGTTGTGATTGTGTTACCCGCTGCGCTCGGCTGGGGTGCGGCCTCCGCCGCAACCCTCCTCGTCGAGCACCTCCTGCTCTACGACCGTCTCAGCCGCGTCGAGGCCTACGCGGTCGGTACCGCCACCATCGGCGGCGCGCTCACCGGCTACGCGGCCACGGTGCCGCAGCAGAGCGGGGCCGACGTCGCCGCCGCCTTCTGGCCGATTGCCATTATCTCCGGGGCGGCTGTTGCCGCTGCCTACGCCATTCGCGCCGAGTTCGCGCGCCGCGATGCCGCCGCATTTCGCGCCGGGCAAGTCGCCCGGTCGCTGGAGGGGAGCGGCCATGCCCCAAACGCACCACAGCAAGCGGATCACCTGGACCGAAGAACTGCTGGCGCTCGTGCAGGACGCCCGCCAACTTACCGTACCGGCGCGTGAACGCCGCCGTCGCTCGCGCCAGCTGCTGGCCCGCCTGGCCGCACGCCTGCGCGACGTGGCCTCGCTCGAAGACTTGGCCGCGCTCGATGAGCTGCTCACCGACGACCACGACGACCTGACTCAGTTGCTCGAGACACTCGCTACGCTCCACGCGCTCCTGATCGAGTCGCGCGTCGCGTTACGTACGAAGGGACACGCCAATGATCGTCGATCTCACCCCAACCCTGCCCCACCCGACGCCGGTCCGGAGTGACGGCTGGACCTATGCGCTCCAGGTGTGCCGCTGCCCAACCGAGAACGTCTTGCCCGCCTGGTCGTTCTTTTGCACGCTCGACGAGTGGGCGGTGACGCACCCGGCGCAGATCAGCGCGCGCGACCAGGCACTGGCCAAGATACTAGAAAGCCTCGTCGCGCTTGCTGTCGAGAATGAGGCACTGCGCGAACAGATCGCCCTGTCTATCCCGATCGCCACCGCGCAGGCCGCACCGCCCATCGCGCCCGCACTCTGGAGCCAGTCACTGGTTCAGACCGCCGAAGCAGCCCTGTTCGCGGCGGCTCCCGCGTTCGTGGAGGAGCCCGACGACGACGAGGAGGAAGAGGAGGAGGGAGAGAACGCGGACGAAGACCTCACCGATGTGCAACCCGGTGGCACCCTGCCCACAGTGCAGGCGTTTGGTGGAGCCTGGTCGTGCAGTTGCGGCTACAACGCATCGCCCGCCTGGATGCGTCGCCACCTAACACGGAAACACAACCTTGACATTACCGAGGTGAACGCGCTTGTGCCGCCCCAGGCCCGCGTTCGTGGCGGACGCCCCAGGCACGACGCCCTCGACGAGCTCGAGGCAGTTCCGCACCCCGCACCCCGCAGCACGCCACCACCCACACCCAGCAGCCCGACCTGCGCCGACTGCGGCATCGCGTTCAGCGTGCGCGCGTCCTCGATTGGCATGCCCGACTACTGCATTGGCTGCGCACCGGCACACCGCACCAACGGCCACCTGGTCGAGGCGTAGAGGCACCCCGATGGCGATCAAGATTATGAACCGGGTCTGGGAGAGTGCGCCGCACGAGGGCGGCGCACACCAGGTGCTGCTCGCGCTGGCGGACACCGCCGACGAGCACGGGATCTGCTGGCCGAAAATCGCCACGATTGCCGCGCGCGCGCGTTTGAAGCGGCGACAGACCATCATCGTGCTCCAGCAGCTCCAGCG